TTGGTGCTGATTGTTCCAGCAGTTAGCGTTACCGTATTAGCAACTAGGTTTGTGGTGTTAACTTGAGTAAAAGTAACAGTTGTAGCAGCATTACCAGAGGTGTTAACAATATTGCTTGCGTCGGTATAAACGGCTTTGCCAGCTGGCTGGGTTACAAATACATCCTTAGTACCAGCAGAGAAGTTAACCAGCGAACCACTATTACTAGAAGACAAAACCGTAGTTCTAGCTAGTTGATCTGGCGAAGTGTACGTGCCAATACCAACTTCCCACTCTGATCCAGTCTGGGACGCAATAGTGTAATAGCATGTGTTTCCAGTACCAATAGCCGAAAAAGATTGGTATCCAGCTACAGCGCCCAAAAGGGTAGCCGTACCCGTGCTGGTTACAGCAGTGGTTTCTTTAACCCTATCTTTTAAGATGAGAGCCATTTACAGCTCCTTAGCTAGCGGTCAAACGAATAATTGCGTTACTTGCATCAGCAGTTGGGAAGTTAATTGCAAAAGTACCGTTAGTTGAGGTTTTATCGCCACCAAAACTTAATACGCATACAGCTGCATTAGAAACTGAGTTGTTATATATCAAAGCTCCAGCCGCAGTAATTGTCGAGTTAGCCCAAGAAGTATTGGAAAACGAAATATAAGCTACGTTCCCAGAGTTTGTTGGGGTTACACTAACCGATAAAGTATTACCACCAGCAGTGTAGTTGCCAGTAGCTGCTACTTCGTTAGTTGCTGAGTAAGCGGTTGTGTTCTCGTTAATAGTAGCCGAGCTGGTATACAGAGCTAACTTAAACGTGTTTGCTGAAAAGTTTTGCTGACCATTTAAGAGTTGAACCTTAAACGATGTAGCCATTGCTTGAGTAATTGGCATTTCTTGCTCCTAAAAAATTATCTAACAGGCCCAGGTACAGGCAGCCTAAGTTGTCCATCACGGTATGCGCTTCTTCTATCTTTACCATCACCCAAATCTTTAAGCAATGCTAAGGATTCTTGGTACTTCTGCTCGTAGTAATTGACCATATCTTGCTCTCCCTTTTGGAAGATTACAGCCTCACGTAACGAACCATACAACAACACAGTTTCAAAATTATCGCCTAACCATGAGGTTCCGGTCGAGTTATTAATAATCGTAACAGGCACAGAAAAGCCGGTTCCTGTACCGCCAATATCTGCACTAGCGGCGCTTAATGAGTCGCCAGTAAGGTAGAACGACCCACCGTTAGTAATTGTTACGCTTGTAACAGCACCACCCGCCACCCCAATTTTTGCCGTTGCATATTGCCCAGAACCATTAGTAAGCGATACATTTTGGTATATACCGGTGGTATATCCTGATCCACCAACAATAGTGCCAAACCCACCTATTACGCCCTGAACAATAGACTCTGGATAGTAGTAATAATGTAGTTCGGTCTGGTAGCTGCTATCTGGAGTCGGCCCAATTAAATAAGTGTAGGGTTTAAATTGAGCGTAATACTTGGGTGTACCTGTATCAGTAGTTGGGTTTGGATACGATTGGCGAATAAAATTGACGTCTTTGTCAATTAAATACTCATAGTTCCCGCTGGCATCAATTACCGCAAGGGAGAAAGACGCCAAATAATCGCTGGGAAGGGCTAAGTAGACGTCGCCAGAAGTAAAGTTACCAATAACGTTTTTACGAATAGCAGGGATCTGAACTGCGTTATAGACACGTTCTTCACATTGCTGGACAAAATTAGGGATATTGGCAACGAAAAGAGACTCCGTTGACTCCGCATAACTTTGAATAGCTTCGTAAAGCTGTGTGTAATTCATTAGCCCATCTTCCCGCTAGACATTTTGCCTTTAGTAGCAGCACCAGTACCACGCATTTGAATCTTGCCGTAGCGATTCTCAGGAGGATAATTACCCTTACTGATACCACCAACAGAGATATTCATTGTGTCTACTACTTTGGCACCAGGAGTGTAAGCACTGTCTGCCACGATACTAGTAGCTTTACCGTCCATTGTGTGCGGTGCAGCATAAACCTCAGCAGGTCCTACTTCCTTACCGCCTTTTTTCATAGAAAATTTAGCCATTATCGACCTCTTCCTGATTTCTTTTGGTTCATGATACGAGCCAAATTACGACCCATAGTCTTCATTTTTTTTTTCATTGAGTTGGTCCTTTTCTTTGGTCCCTTCTCAATACCTAATGATGGGCCGGAATCACCTAAGTTTTTACCTTCGGTTTTACCCGTTTTAGTAACACCATCTGCGCCTTTTTTGTATCCCATTTTTTACTCCTATGTTGTCGTTACCGTTACTGTACCAACAATTACTTGTTGTACCAAGTCATTTGGGGTTAAACCTGCATCGGGTCCCCTACTGCCGCCTACAGGGTTCCAACCCCATTGTATTACTCTACTACCCATTTCTGGACTACCAAACCCATCTGGGCCTACACCTGTAATATTAATCTGTAAACCACTTTGTCCAGATACTAAATAACTCACATCTGGTCTTGGATCCCGCACCGCCTGTGGGTCATTTACTGGATACAAGCCTAATAACAACTGAGGCTGATCTGGATCCCAACAAGAGGAACATACTTTAACTTGATACGGCTTTGTCTTTAATATCTGGATCTTTAATTCCTTAAGCTTATACCGCTGCGCACAACGATCGCACTCAGCAATTGCATACTTACCTGAAGCAAATTTACTTGGCATATCATTTATCTGTAATAAAACGAGTTACGTGGCACAAACCGAACAGGGGCTTTTTCCCTATCTTCTTGTTCTGCTAATGTCCATTGCTGTTCATATTCTGACTTAAGCATCATAATTCTGTTTGGGTCAACTCCAGGCATCTTGGTACTTAGCTGATAAGCCAGCCCAGCTACCATGCATGGGATAAAACGGAAAGGAATATCCTGAGTTCTGATACCAGTACCTGCGTCTTGGATTCTACGCATTCTGTAGTACACAAATGTGTACTGTGTTCCAGGTGGGTTAGGAGTAGGCCAAACGTTAATGCATGGCAAGTTATTGGTATATGCCTCTGCAGCTGTTAAATGGCTTACTGCCGTTGTGCCATTCTGCCCGCGCCAAGCGTTTAGGATCTGATTACCTACGATGTTTTGGTAGCCGATGGTCTCGTTATCAATATTAATAAAGCCCTGAGTTGGGAGGTTAGCAGCATTAACTAAAGTAATAGTTGTGTCGTCTGCATCAATAGCGCCATTTAAAACAGCCTGTGGGATAGTCGCAACGTTACCTGACTGTCGGTTAATCCAGACTTGAATAGGGCGCCCAGTAGCGTTTTTATTAGGTATGGTGATATAAGTAGACTCACTAATACGACTAATATTAATGTCAACTTGATTGTTACCCTGACCATTATTGGTACGCACCACAGTATCTAAAAGGTCAATTGTATCGACAGGAATAGGATAAATAGCCTGTCCCGTATTCATTAGGATCTGCCCTTGCTCAACAGTCCACAAGTTAATACCACGGTTAGCCCACTCAATCGTCAATAGATTCAAAGACCGCCGTGCAGTACGGAAGTCATAGCCAGAACGCACCTCAAGACCACAACGCTCAAAGCTCTCCTCAATGAGGTCGTTCATGTCTAAGTTAAACGAAGTAGTTCCTGTAGTAGTCATATCTTCCTATACGGTTTTACTTTTGCTTTTACTTTTGCTGGCTGGGGCACGAACTGCTTGCCTTGGGCTTTTCCCGCCCGCTTTGCTCGTGTTGTTGCTGCGTACTCGCTTGGGCTTAACGCTTGTATTGCTTTTTTTGGCAGGTATCGCTCCCCCGTCTCGGACGACTTCTTCCCGGACTTGGTTGTCCACTCTTGGTCGCCCCAAGCTTTTAAAGAACGTTGCGATGCGGCTAAACCACCCCCCGCCATTTTCTTCTTTTTGCTGGCGCAATGAGCCTTCTCCGAAAACCCCTTTGGGCTCTCGCAGTTGATCGACTTTTTGCGTTTGTCGGACCATTTCATTTTTTTAGCTTAGATAAAGTCTGCGCTAATCTCGCACGTTGACCCATTTTGCCGGGTTTTTTAGCTGCCACAGCTAATTTCTTAGCGGGAATCTTCTCGCCTTTCTTAACGCCCATAGATGCTCTTAAGGCACCGGGTTTCTTAATAGCGGACTGAATCCAGTTGCTTTTAACTGAACCACCTTTTTTAGCAGTTGCAGTTTTAGCTGTTTCAACTCCCCTACCAACAAGAACGTCAGCAAACGATGTTTTACCATCTTTGTTTAGATCAGGAAACGATTTAGCCATTATTTATATCCTCCGCCTTTTTCTTTGTAACGTTTAGCTAAGAGTTGTGCTTTCCTAGCTGACCATTGACCTGCCCCCGTACCATGCGTGGCAGACGCTTTAATACTATTAAATAAAGCCTTGCGCATACCAGGTTTCGTATAGTTACCAGCTTTATTAACCGTACCACCCTCTTTATACTGCGTAAAGTCGGTATCATCTCTACGGGCTTTCTTTTTAGGACCAGGCATTTTAGAAGGATTGATGGCACCCATGCCACGGCTGGCTCTCATACAATCTTGCCTCTAGTTTTGCCTTTAACAGCGCAACCGTCCGCACGTTTGGACGCAGAACCTACCATACCACCCTTGGCTTTCTTTGTAGGGCGACTCATTAAATCAGAGCCAAACTTTAGTAAAGCTTCGTATGGTTCTTTTTCCTTACGCTCTTTCTGTTTCTTAGCAAGCTCAGCCTCATAGTTAGCGTAGGCTTTTTGGGTCTCAGCTGTTTGCGTATCATTCATAATACGCCCTTCGTCATCTAACTGTAGTGGCTTTCCCATTACACAATCCTTCCTTTAGTCTTACCACGCTGGGCTATGCCATCAGCACGGTTTGAAGCTGACTTAATAATCCCGCCTTTAGCTTTGTTATACGGCTTTGCTTTACGCTCCATTGGATCTCCTACACTGCCAAATGTTCCAGCAATGTTTGATCCAGTTCTTGGTCCAGTATCAGAATAAGCTTTTCCAGTATATTTAGGCTCACTTTTAACCTGTTCACTTATTTTGCTTATTTCAGCCCTAGCCTGTTGAGCCTTCTCAGCTTTCTCTAGAATTTCGTCAAACTTTCCAGGACCATGCTTTGGCTTGGCTGGATACTTCTCCTGCCCATCACCGCCAGTCTTTTTAGAAGGATCTACAGGCTCAATTGGCATTTAGCAAGCCTTACCGCCGCCCATCATC